ACCAGCAGGCCAATGCCCGCCTGTACCGTCAGGGGCAGACCCAGCCGGTGATCGCTCATCTGCTGGTGGTGCAGGACGGCGTGGACGAGGACGTGGTAGCCTCCCTGCACGACAAGGGAGATACGCAGGAGGCGCTGATGGCGGCGCTGAAGGCAAGAATTCGGGAAGTGAGGGGAGAAGATGGACGTAAAACATGATTCTCTGGACGCCATGTGGGCATTTTTGCAGATGGGCGGGCAGCCGAAACCGGATATTGCCGTGATGAAAGAGCACTGCGAAATGCTGCGGCACATACTGATGCAGAAAACGGCAGGGCAGCGTAGGGATAAGCCGGGAGACATTCCGCTCCAGCAGCTCGACGTGATCTGCAACGTGATCGTGATCGAGGCAATGGGGTTGTACCTGTCCGGTGAATTGGAAAAACTGGAAGGAGGATAACAATGGCTGATTATATAAACCGGGAAGTGACTTTGAAAATACTCACAAGAATCGCGGATTGCGTTTCTGACAGCAGACGCCGTGCGGTTACACGGTGTATCCGGGAAATAGCACTATTGCCCCCGGCCAACGTGGAGCCGGTGCGGTATGGGCGGTGGGAAGAGTGCGACTGGGTTGACGTGGACG